ACAGTCATGGACAAGTTTTTCAACATAAAAAATCTACGCGCGCCAAACTGACAACAAAGAAGATTAATAAAGTATTACCTGCGGATGGCATAGGGTGTGTATTAGAATTAGAAGGTGTGGCTCATAGATTCAAAACTATGATTCAGCCTGAAAGCTATCACCAGTACGCAGGAGTACTATATATGGATAATAGCTACCTATTTTATGGCTACTATGAATATCCGCAAAAAGATACGTGGAGACTAGTATAGTGGCAAAAGCAGTTATATCAAATAGAATATACTTAGATAATCCAGGTGTAGAGCACACTAAACACATAATTAAGTCTCTTACCTACAAAATACACAAAGACACTGGGTCAAAGAAATTTGCTAGTGTTGAAACAATTAAAAACTATAAATCGTTAATCAAAGGTATTCTTTCTATTCCGCAAGGACGTACAGATTTGATCCCACAAGATTACGAGATAATAGATAAACGAGTTTTAGTTCCTGTTCCCTTTCCTGTCCCTAAATTTGAGCTATATGAAGATCAGCAAACAATCTACAATGAAGTAGAAGGTACTTGCTTTATAAATGCTTTACCAGGATGGGGTAAGACTTTCACGGCATTACATCTTGCCCGAAAGTTTGGGCAAAAAACTTTAGTTATAACACATACTGCAGCTTTACGAGATCAGTGGATTGAAGAAATTGAAACTCTGTTTGGTTGCGACTGTGGAATTATAGGTGGTGGCGAGTTAGATTACGAAGACCACTTTATTACAGTTGCAAATATACAGACTTTAGTTAAACATACTGCTGAACTTGCCAAAGAGTTCGGAACAGTAATATTAGATGAAGCACACCATTGTCCTGCAACAACATTTGCAGCAACAGTTGATAGTTTTCATGCTCGTTATAGGCTAGCCCTTAGCGGTACTATGATACGAAAAGACGGTAAACATATTTTATTTAAAGACTACTTTGGTACAACAGTACTAAAGCCTCCAGTATCTAATACTATACCGCCTACTATCCATATGGTTAAAAGTGGAATAACACTTAAACCAAATGTTACTTGGGTAGACAAGATTACAAATCTTACCCAAGACGATAAGTACAGACAATTTATTGCAGATATAGCTAAGTTGCACGTTGCTGAAGGGCATAGTGTTTTAGTTATTGCTGACCGAGTAGAATTCTTAGAGAAAGTAAAAGAGTATGTTGGTGAAACGTGTTTGTTGGTTACTGGGGGAACCAGTTTTGAAGATAGACAGCAAGCCAAGGCTCAAATCCTTGCCAAAGAAAAAATGTGCATTGCTGGAAGTAGGCAAATATTTTCAGAGGGAATCTCAATCAACATCCTTAGTTGCGTAATTTTAGCAGTTCCTATGTCAAATGATAGTTTACTAGAACAAATTGCTGGTAGGATTATGCGAATGCATGACGGTAAACTAGACCCAATTATAGTAGACATTCAATTTGCTGGATACGCTGATAAAAAGCAAAATACAGATAGGTTAGGGCTTTATCTCCGCAAAGGCTGGAAAGTGTTAGCGTAGATAAAATTTCACTTGTCAAATGATATCTAAAATGGTATAATATTTATTAAGTTTCAGTATATGACCCTTTTCTTCAACCTTGGATTGCTTGAGTCCACAACACAATGCGACTCCATAAAACTAGTTGAAACTTTAAGATTGCATTTTATTAGAAAATCTATTCCTAAAAACCAATACAGTAAAATCAAACCGATTTTTAACTTAAAGGGCAATAGTTTTCTAATAAACCCTGCTCGATTATTTACTGATACCAGCACAGATATTGTACACAAAGCACAATACATAAGATTAGCGGGGCGTAGAAATTACGCCATATATAAACATTACGGTTACACATATCTAGACCTATCTTTTTATTCAGATATTGACTTAAACGCAATAAAATCAAATCCGCTACTAAAAATAACAGAAAACAAAATTAACTTCAAATACGAGGAAAAATAAAAATGGCACTTAGTTTTAAAAATACCAAAGGTAAAGCACAATCAAACAAAGTCGAATCTTACGAATACAAAGATGGCGAAAATACAGTCCGCTTAATTGGCGGAGTTCTTCCACGATATATTTATTGGCTGAAAGGCACTAATAACAAAGATATTCCAGTTGAATGTTTGGCATTTAGTCGTGAAAAGGAAAAGTTTGATAATATTGAAAAAGATCATGTTAGCGAGTACTTTCCAGAAGCAAAATGCTCTTGGAGTTATTCTGTAAATTGTATTGACCCTAAGTCGCAGAAAGTTGTTGCTCTTAATCTCAAAAAGAAATTGTTTGAGCAAATCGTTACAGCGGCTGAAGATTTAGGAGACCCTACTGACCACGATACAGGTTGGGATGTTGTATTTAAGCGTGTAAAGACAGGACCTCTGCCTTTTAATGTTGAGTATACACTGCAAGTTTTGCGTTGCAAAGCCCGCCCACTAACTGACGAAGAGCGTGTTATGGCTAATGCTGCTAAGAATATCGATGAGAAATTTCCTCGTCCTACCGAAGCCGATGTAAAAGCCTTGTTGGAGAAAATTACTACCAACACTGAAGAAGACGGCGAAGCCCCTTCTTCTGAGCAAGAAGCAGTCAAAGAACTTGGTTAAAAAACTTAAGCCCGCTAAACGAAATGCTTAGCGGGCTTTTCTGTCTCATAAGGCAATATGAAAGTATTATTTACAGCTGACGTCCATATCAAATTGGGTCAGAAAAACGTACCTATTGAGTGGGCAAAGAATAGGTTTAATATGCTCTGGCGTCAACTAGAAGCTATTCAAAAAGAGTGTGATCTTTTTGTTATTGGTGGGGATGTTTTTGACAAACTTCCTAACATGGAAGAACTAGAGACGTATTTTGATTTAGTTAACTCTTGTAAGATTCCAACAATTATTTATGCTGGAAATCATGAGGCTGTTAAGAAAGATACAACCTTTTTAACAAACTTAAAACAAGTTACGAACAAACTAAATCCGCAAGTAGAAATTATTGATGACTACTGCAAAATAGAAAATATGGATTTTATACCATATAATAAATTAAAAGAATTTGAAAAGAATCCTTTTGAAATTCGTGGAAACATTTGTTTTACTCATGTTCGCGGAGAGATTCCTCCTCATGTAAAACCTGAAATGGATCTAGAGTTATTTGCCAGCTATGACGTTGTTTTAGCAGGTGATTTACATAGTTATGAAAACTCGCAAAAAAACATTATCTATCCTGGAAGTCCAGTTACTACTAGCTTTCATCGTGGAAGCGTAGCTACTGGTGTTGTTTTATTGGATACCGATAGTTTAGAACATGAATGGCGTAAACTACAACTGCCGCAACTTATTCGCAAAACAGTTGCAGTACAAGACCCTAAGCCGCAAACTGACTACGATCACACTATTTATCAAGTTGAAGGCGATATGCAAGAACTTGGTGAGCTAGAGGATAGTGAGTTAATTGATCGTAAAGTAATTAAACGAGACACAGACTCAGCACTAATCCTAGACAAAGAAATGTCTATGTCAGAAGAAATTCGCGAGTATCTTGCGTACATATTAGAGTTGCCAGAAGATACTATTGAAAACGTACTAAAAGAGTTTCAGAACCATGCAGACAAAATTGAAACTGAATAGAGCCACTAATGATAACTATAAAACAACTACGATGGGCTAACGCCTTTAGTTATGGAAAAGATAACCAAATTGATTTTGTTGCAGCTCCTCTTACACAATTAGTGGGTAAAAATGGGCACGGTAAAAGTTCTATTGCGCTTATCTTAGAAGAAGTACTATTTAATAAAAATTCAAAAGGCATTAAGAAAGCAGACATTCTTAATCGCCATATTAAAGATAAAACTTATACTATTGAACTAGACTTTAACAGAGATGACACAGATTATACAATTAAATCTAGCCGTGGTACTGCCCAAACTGTAAAGCTGTTTAAAGAAGGTGTAGATATATCTGCACATACTGCAACAGCAACTTATAAGATAATTGAGGATATACTAGGTTTTGATCATAAAAGTTTTGCACAAATTGTTTATCAGTCAAACGCATCAAGTCTAGAGTTTTTAACTGCTCCTGATACTGCTCGTAAAAAGTTTCTTATTGAAATACTAAATTTAGGTAAATACACTCGTGCTTCTGAAGTTTTCAAAGAAGTAAGTACTCAACTTACTAAAGATATTACAGCTGTGCAGTCTCAAGTAAATACTGTGGCTAGTTGGTTAAATAAATATGAAAAAACTGATTTAACACTAAAAGAAATTATTGCAAGCCCTGAGCTAAATACTGTGCTAATAACAGAAGCATCTGCACTGGACACTAGTATAAATAGTATTGAGTCCACTAATAAAAAGATTTCTCAGAACAATACATACAAACAATTACAGTCAAAGATTAAACTACTACCAATTCCTGGGAAACCCGAAGAAGGTGTAGAAGGATATCAAGCAGAAGTAGCAAAACTATCTAAAACAGTTAGTGACGCTCAGGCTTTTGTTATAAAAATGAAAGCTTTGCACGGAACTTGCCCTACTTGTTTAAGTGATATTGACGAAGAAAAAGTAGCTGAGTTAATTGAAGAAAAAACAAGTGAAGCTGAAATAGCTGCTGTAGAAACTATGAGCTATACTCAAAAAATAGTTCAAATCAAACAACAGAAAACAGCTTGGCAAGAAGCTCAAAAATCCCAAGAAGATTGGGAAAAGTATCATGCTTTAATTGATACAGAGTTACCAGAAGTTTTATTAGACAAACAAACTCTACAACAACAATTTACAGAATTACAAAATTCAATTGCTTCAACAAAACGTAAAATTGTTGAAGCAGAGCAACACAACAAAGAAGTAACTGCACATAACACTAAAGTAGACTTAGTATCAAAACAATTGGTTGAAATGAACCAAGAACTAGAAACTTATAGTGGTAAACTGCATGAATTAAGCGAAAGAATGAGTATTTTAAATGTTTTAACAAAAACATTTAGTACAACAGGTTTAGTAGCATATAAAATTGAGAGTTTAGTAAAAGACTTAGAAGATATTACAAATAGATATTTGGTTGATCTAAGTGATGGAAGATTTCAAATTGGTTTCAAAATTAGTGCTAGTGACAAACTAAATGTTGTTATTACCGACAATGGAAAAGATATCGAAATCTTAGCTCTTAGTGGTGGTGAAAAAGCAAGAGTTAATGTAGCTACGTTGTTAGCTATTAGAAAGTTAATGCAAACATTGTCCAGTTCTAGAATCAATCTATTAATACTGGATGAAACTGTAGAAACACTTGATACTGATGGTAAAGAAAAATTAGTAGAAGTGCTACTACAAGAAGAACATTTAAACACTTTTTTAGTGAGTCATGGCTTTAGTCATCCCCTACTAGAAAAGATTAATGTTATTAAACGTAACAACATATCCCAAATAGAGGTATAATATGATTTTAGAAGATATTGACGGAGACGTAAAAGTTGTTCTTAACGGAAAAACTTTAGCAATAGGTAACAGTATTGAAGATAGCCAGTGGCCTTTAGTCGCTGTATTAGGTAAAGGAAAAGCAACTTTTAGAGTTGATCCTAGTTGCACAATTGAAGTAAAAGGCGTACAAGTTGCTGCCTCTACTCCAGTACCTACTCCAACACCTACTCCAGCACCAAAAGTTGAGGCAGCTCCAGTAGCTGAACGGGTTACCCCACCCGTGGAAACTCCAAGTGAGCCTGCCAAAGAAGCGTAATGGCCGTAGATCCTAGAGCCAAGGGTGCTAGAACAGAAACCACAGTACGTGATCTGTTAAAAAAGCATACAAGTTTAGCGTGGGAAAGAGTACCTGGATCAGGTGCTCTTGACCCTAAACATCAGCTTAAGGGCGATTTATACGTCCCTGGGCGAACCAACCTTTGGTGTGTAGAAGTTAAAGGCTATGCGGAAGATCACCTTACTTCACACTTACTAACATCCAAGACTCCGCAATTAGTAGAATTCTGGCAACAGACTATTCGTCAAGGCACTCAAGTAGGCAAAAAACCTTTGCTGATTTTTAAATTTGATCGCAGCAAAGTATTTGTTGCTTTTGATGAAATGCCTAACTCGCAAAACTATCGTTGTTTATACTATAACCATGAAGATCACGAATTCTATGCAGCACTGCTAGAAGATTGGTTAAAGTGGGAGCAGCCAGTATTTGTAACTTGACAAAACAACTTAACAGTGGTATAATAACAGATTAACACGCAAACTATATGTCAAAAACATTCTCAAAAATTACCGAATCAAACAATACTCTGTTAGTTGTTGACTCTCTTAATCTTGCATTTCGCTATAAACATAGTGGTGCAACAGATTTTGCAGAAGACTACCTACGCACAGTTCAAAGTCTTAAAAAATCATATAAAGCAAGTCATGTGATTATTGCTGGCGATATGGGCTCTAGTTCTTATCGCAAAGCTATTTATCCTGAGTACAAACAAAATCGTAAAGATAAGTTCGCTGAGCAAACAGACGCTGAAAAAGCAGCTTTTGAATTGTTCTTTGAAGACTTTACCAAAACACTAGAACATATTGCTGAAAATACTGAGTTTCCAATTTTACGCTTTCAAGGCGTTGAGGCGGATGACATTGCAGCATATATTGTATCAAAAAAATCAAAACTCCCTGTTGATGATATCTGGCTAGTTAGTTCAGATAAAGACTGGGATTTATTAGTTCAACCTAACGTATCAAGATTCTCTTATGTTACACGCAAAGAAGTTACAGTCGATAACTGGAATGACCATTATGACTTTAATCCCGAAGATTACATTAGTATTAAGTGCCTTACTGGTGATACTGGTGATAATGTTTTTGGCGTGCCTGGCATTGGACCTAAACGAGCAGTCGGCTTGGTTAATGAATATGGCAGTACCTATGACATTATTGCAAGCATCCCTCTTTCAGGTAAATATAAATACATCCAAGCCCTAAATGAATGTAAAGATACATTAGCATTAAACTATAAATTAATGGATTTAGTTACCTTTTGCGAAGAAGCAATCGGTACTGAAAATTGCAAACAAATTGACGAAACCTTAGAGTTATATTTAAAATGAACGGAACAACTATTTCAA